GCCGGGGTATGAGGACACGATAGGGCGTAAGTTTGGTGAAGCCACAGGTTCCTTCCTTCCATTTGTTGCTACTGGGCCGTTTGGTGCAGCTGGGCGTATAGCTGGTTACGGACTTGGTATTGGTGCTGGTGCTGGCACACAGGTAGATAAATCTGCCGCTGAAGGCGCAACTGAAGGCGAACAAACAGTTGCTACGGGACTTGGCGCAGTGGTCGGTGCATCAGAAATGTTTGCCCCCACACGTATTCTGAAACGTCTTGGAGAGCCTATAGCCGCAGGCGCTGTTGCATTTGTTAAACGTGCGTTTATGGCTGGCGGTGAGGAAGCCGCACAGGAAGCTGCGGCTCAAGCAGCGCAGAACATTATTAGCAAAGGTATATACAAACCTGAGCAAGAAATTATTGAACAGGTTGGTGAGTCTGCTGCCTACGGCGGAGCAGTTGGCGCTATGGTGCAAGGTTTTATGGACTTGGCTATTGGCCGTCGTGCACCAAAAACTGCGCTTACAGACGAGGTAAAACAAGCCCGGGCGGATGCAGAGAAACAGCAGGAAGAAGAAAAAGTTCGCCTCAACAGCCCAGAGTACGCTCAAGAAGTTTTAACCCAAGCCAAAGCACTACAAGCCCAAAAAGATGCGTTAAAAGCTCAAAAATTAAAACTGGACAATAAAAGTGCTTCCGAAGTTGATAAAGCATTTAACAGTGATATTGAAGCGCAGATTAAACAAATAGACAAAGAACTCAAGCCGTTGGCTGAGGAGTACGTGCGTGTCAGGCCTATTCTGAAACAAGCAGCAGAACAAGCACGTGTTGCCAAGCTGACCCCATACGAGTATGCGTTGGGTTTAAAGCCAGAAGAAACCGGGCAAAAACCTGCTGAACCTGAGTTGTACGAACAGCAAATTGCCAAGCCGCCTGAGCCGCTGAAGGCAGAGGATATTGCAGCGCAGCATGCCGCCCAGAGTATTCAGTTGGCCAATGACCAACAACTTTCCGGTGAAAAAGCCCCCAACGAGGCCGTGTCCGACTACGTTTCGTACCTAATGCGCAACCCAATGTTGGCGGATCAGATTGTCAGTAAGCGTATGCAATTACCCGGGTTGCCTACCGGTGTGCGTAACTCTGCGGTTTTAGATGCGTTGAAATTACAGATTGCTCCGGGCTTTAAGCAGGAGATGGAGACACGCAAGGCAGCTTTTGGTGCCGCCAAACCTATAGCAACAGAATCCCCGCAAGTACAAGCGTTCACCTCGTACATGGACGACCTTAAAAGCCAGCGTGATGACGTTGGTGATGACATGTTCTTCAAGTACATGGTCGAGCCAAAGCTGGAGAAGATTTCTGAGGGTAAACCCCCAGTCATAGCGGTGAACGCTGCATTGATGCCGTTTGCGCAACCCAAGCAAGCTGAACGTGTGCGTAGCAAAATAAGTACACTGCTTGATGAAGTAGATCAGGCTAATACGGATAGAGATGCTGCACTGCGCTCAAATAACCCAGACGCTGCAACAGCGGCATTTGAAAGAGGTAATCAGGCACTTGAGCAACTTAACGCTTTTGCAGAACCAACACCTACTGGCGACTTAACAAAAGGCCGGTTTCCAAGCGCCAAAACAAGCCCACAAGCCAGCGTTTATGCTAAAGAAGTACTGCGTACACGCAACGAACAAGACACCGCTTTAAACACGATTGAGGACAAGATTGACCGTCTGCGTCGCGGTGATGCGTTGGGTAAAGAACGTCAACGTGTACTGGATAAAAAAACAGGTGAATACAGAGAAGAACTACTGCCGTACGGCCAAGGCGCGTCTGCGGCCTCTCCTGCGGTGTTGGCTCAACAAGCTGAGGAAGCCCGTGGTCAGTACATATCTGCCGTGCTGGAAGAAGCTGCTATCCACCGCCGTGTTGCGGGTAAACCATCACTGACTTATGACGAAGCCATCAAGGCCGCGTCGCGCATTCATGATGTGGTGGGTGAATGGTTGAGTCGGGCACAGGCGGTGCCTAAAAAACCAGAGCTTGAAGAAGTTGTGGTGCAGCCAGCGCAGATGCGGGCAAACAAACTCATTCGTGGTGCTGTTACCAAACGTGTTTTGAAGACCCGTGATCTGGCTACCACGCCGTTGAACGACATTGCACGCCTGAGTGACAAGGAAGTTAAGCATTTCAAAGCCCAGATTGCCAAAGTTGTTGACAGCCTGTCTCAGATGCCATCACAGGTTTCACGTGAAACACCGCTGCTAAAACAGCAGTTTGCCAGCACGGAAGCCCAGAAGGTTGCCGAAGCCCGGGGTGAAACCACTAAGACGGCGGGTGGAGAAATGCGCCGCCTGCGTGAATACGTGGGCAACATGATTGACAAGGCGCTGACACGTAACCCGCCGGAAGAAATTCAAAACTCACTGGAACGCGTTAAGGAAATCATTGACGACGGCAAAGCCAGCAAGACACTGTTGGACGCAGCCCAGAACCAAGCCGCACGCATCCTGCGCGGCGAAGACCTTGGCAAGCAAACTTACACCCGCCGTGAAGCTGTCCCCGGCAAACGCGTTGTAGAGAATGTCCCCGGCAGAGAAGCAGAGACACGTTTTGGAGAACGCCGTACATACAAATCAGTAGGCTACGAAGCCTCGCTGGCACCCGAGGGTAGCTCATTGCGTGAGCTTCAAGATGCCATAAGGCTGTATGAAAGCACAGCTCAGGAAGGTGAGATTGCTGGTGAAGGCGCAAAAGGTCAAGGCCAGTTGTTTCCTGAAACACGCAAAGACATTGGCTACATCCGTGCCACACCAACAAACTTTGCCAAGTCCCCTGAGATTAAACCCGTGTGGGAGGCGTTGGATCAGGCACGCAAACTCAAGGCAAAGACAGAAGCCAACCAGAAAGCACGCGCTACCAGAGACAAGCAAGGCATTGAACAGATTCAGGCGTTGCAGAAGCAGATTGACGCTATCAAAAATAACATGAAGTTTTTCCTGACCAAGTCAGGAGACTTTAATTTGGGGTTGTACACAAACGTAGACATTGCAAAAATGTTTATAACGTATCCCGAAGCAGGCATTAAAAAAGAAGACAAAGCGTTAATGGATCAGTACTTGGCCGTTGTACGCAACATCTTTAATCAAAACTACAACCCGTCAATAAAGCAAACGGAAGAAAGCAACTCAAGGCTGGCCAAAAAGATTTTTGACGGACTATCTGCTATTTACACACCAGAGCAGATGGAGTATGTAAGAGATAAATTAATTCCAGATTTCAACACAAAAATAAGGCCTGAGTACCTTATACGTCTTAAAGAAGCACAACAAGCTGTAGCTTTGGGGCAGCGCCTTGAAAACGCAAACAATCGTTTAGTTGAATTTATGCAAAACAGTAATGACGCTGTGCGTAAACAAGCTGAAGAAAGCCGCGACCTTACTGACCCGTTGTTGGACAAAATAAAACTTATTAAACAAAGTTTGCGTGGTTCGTTGTTGTTGACTGATGGAGAACGCGCCGCACTTGACTCTGAAGCAACACTAATAGCGCAGCGTGGCGCATACAAAAACGCTATGGCCAAGGCGATGGGCAAAGCCCGACAGCGTTTGTCTGATACGTTGGGTGAGTTGCTTGATCCTGAAATTGAACGCGCACGGCGTTCTTTAAAAGCAGCCAAGACTCGTCTGGCTACTGTTGAGTCACAGATTGAAGCAGCCAAGAAAGAAATGACTGAGGGTACTGGCCAAGCGCCAAACCTGATTAACAACTTGCAGAAAGTGCAGGGGCTTGTTGAGAACATTGAGAAAGCTGAGACAGAACTGGCTGACTTGCAAGAAGCACGCTTTGGTGAGATTGAGAACGACGTTGTTGTCACCGAAGCCATGCTGGACAAAGACCTCAAGACAGAACGTGAGTATCTAGAACTACTTGAGCGCCAGTTGGCAGACATGCGTAAGGAGCCGTTGACTGCTGTAGAACTTGGTGAACGCGGCAAGCTGGGCAAACTCAAATACCCATTCTCTATGCAACGCGTAGAGTCACAAGTAAAAGCACAGCAAGCGGCTGTTGATGAAGCACGAAAACGTGCGGACGAGTTCCAGAAAGATGTGCAGGTTTGGTGGCCTAAGGTTACCGCCGCGTTCAAGAAAGACGGCATCAGCGTTAAAGACTTGCCCGGCGCAGTGTTTGAAAAAGGCCGCAAGGTTGCAGACATCAACACACCAGAACAAAAGCGCATTGATGAGCTGCGTGATAAAGGAATGCAGGCGGCAAAAGAAGTTGATGAGGCCGCAGTACTTCAACGAGTCAAAGACAAACAGATTCAGATATTTGATGACGAAATCTTTGACGCACGTGGTGAAGTGCAGACGTTCATGGGGCCAGAAGACACAAATCAGTTGGCCGACATCATGGCCGACCCCAAGACAACCAACGTCAAACGTGTACAGGCAACGCTCAAGCTGGGCGCTATGCAGAAGCTGGCTTCGTTGGAAGCGCAAAAAGAAGTGTTCCTTACAGGTAAACCAGCAAAAGCACCCAAGGCAGCTACTGTGCCGAGCACCTTTGCGTTGGCGGCAGCTAAACCATTCCGTACTGGGTCAGGCGTAGCAAAGGCATTTACTCCAGCAGAGATGGATGAGATGGATCGCGCTGATATACGCGATGCCAATGAGTTGGCCAAAAAGATTCTTGGCACTAAAGCCCCGCAGTTGAAAGAACCAAGCAAGCGTAAGCAAGGCAAAATGGTTGATCCCAATATGGGATTGTTTGACGACTTTGAATTTTCTCGTGGTACACCAGTTAAAGGATTGACCAAGGCGGAGCTTGAAGCAGAACTCACCGCCGGTATGGGCGAGCCAGTTACTGGGCGCAAAGTAGAAAAACAAGTTTCTGACAGGTTGGCTGTATACGAAAATCTTGACGAATACCTAAGCAAGTTTAAAGAAGTCACTCGAAACGATTTGCGCAACAAGATTCCAGCAGATGCCAAAGGTTTTGTTCAAAATGGCAAAGCGGTACTGTTTGCAAACAACATTGGTAAAGGCCACGGACTTGGCGTGCTGCTCCACGAAGTTGGCGTGCACATGGGGTTCCGCAACTTCTTTAACGAAGGCCAGTACAACGCGTTGGTCAAAACAGTCAAGAACTGGGCAAACAAAACTGAAGACTCAATGGAGGCGCGTGTTGGTAAAGCCGCCGTGCGCAGGGTTGAGGCTGCTAACACTCCCCCACACCAGATTGACGATGAGTTGTTGGCATACGCTGTTGAGGAAGCCATGCAGATGGGTGTTGAGCCTGTCGGCGTTAAAGGTGGCAACGCAGTCAAGAACTGGTTGAAGATGTTGGTGGACGGATTTAAGAAAGCGCTTGAGAAGTTTGGCATCACCTCTAAGAACTTGACTGCTGGAGACTTGGTTAACTTTGCCTACGGCGCGGCGCACATTGAACTCAAAGGAACTTGGCACGGTACAGGCGTTACTTTTGATATGTTTGACCACACCTATATGAGTTCTGGTTCAGGGATGCAAACTTTTGGTTGGGGAACATATCGCGGGCAAAGATATGGAACGGCCGATTATTACCGTGTAGAAGCAGTTACAAAAACAGGTGGCCTGTATGACCAGTGGGTAGATCGTTCAGACATAAGAGCGTGGTTTAAAAGTCAAGAACCTGAATTTATAGGCAAACTGCCAGCGGGTATCCCAGAACAGTTTTTAAATATGCCTTTGCGCGAAGTTAATAACGCGCAAACCGGTGAAAACCCGTATAAAATTTTTAAAGAAGCCGTTCAAGGCGAGATTGAAAACATTGAGGAAGAAAGGCCAAAATATGCTTTAGCAGCTTTACCCGCCTCTGCATTGCCAGTTAGAAACTATGGGTACGGGCCTGTAACTGCAACACCCGCACGAACTGTTGCCAGACCTATTGTTGTGAACACTAAGTTAAAAACGACTATTGCCAAACCTACAAGTTGGCGTGTGGAGTGGATGCGTGGATTATCCGTTGCAGAAGTAGATAAAAAAATTCAAGAACTTAAAAAGTTTGCAGAAACTGCGGATGAACATTTAAAGGTTCCTTTTGTAAATGCGGTTTACAAGGGCAAACAGTTTCATGAATTGTGGAACACAAACAGAGCTGCCGCATACACAGTAAATGTTTTTGAAAATACTATTAGAGAAAACAACGGCACTCCGCCAACTTGGAAAGAAGCTATTGCTGCAACAAAAGTTGAGGCTAAAAAGGATTTAAAAGACTTTGAAGGTTTTGAAAACCCTGCGTCAAAAGACGCATACAACACGGCAAAAGAAGTTCTAGACACTATTGACGCGCTTGACGTAAACGACTTCCAATACAACCCGCCATCTGGGCCGCCTGTGCCTGAGCCAGCGGGTTACATGATGCGTACACTACACACGCGGCCTGAAAACGAATACATTCTTTGGGATCAACATGCAGACAAACAAACAGAAGTTGTTAAAGATGCGTTCAAACGTATCTATGATTTGTTAGACAGCAGACAGCAAGCAGTATTTAACCGTTCAATAGGCCATGTACGGCCAGATCGGCAAAGCGGGAGTGATTTGTATAGCGCTTTAAGTGCTGTGCTTGAACAAAGCGGTATGCCAAGTGAGTTGTGCCCCATGTTTACGTCTGAAATGTTGCACGCTGAAGGCGTTGCGGGTGTAAAGTTTTTTGATAATGTATCAAGACACGCTTCCTTATACACAGCAGCGCCCGGTACATACAATTACGTTGACTTTGGCGACAAAGATGAAGGTGCGCAGATTATTGCCATTGACATCAACCCAGTCAGTCAAACACAACCAAGGCAAAAAGGCGAGATACTGTTCTCACGCGCCGCAGAGTTTACAAACCCTAAAATTGCCAAACACAGCGGTTTTGTTAACAAGATCATAGCCAAGGAAAGAAGCTTGTGGCAGAGAATTAAAGCCAACTTAACCGGTCTGGCTTTTGAGACACAGCTTGTGGACAGGTTTGCAGGTTTCGAGCGTTTGGCCAAATATATGGAGCCACTCAAAGGCACCCAGATGCTGTACTACCTGCGCATGTACGACCAGCGCATGAACTTTGTATCTCAGGCAGTCTCCAACGGCGCACCAGCAATCGTGGAGAAGACGCGCCCAGACGGACGTGTTGAGCGTGTGATAGAGAGCAAGGAGAGCGCCAACATCCACAACGCGGTGCAGATTCTGAAAGACGCACAACCAATGGTTGGCAATGCAGAGGCCGTAAACACAATGTTTACCTTGTACATGGCGGCTATCCGCGCAGATAACAAAGGGTTAGCCTCGTTAAACTTTGGTGAAGACGTTACGCAAGAATTGTTGAACGACACTATGTCCGCCATCAAGGCCACACCCGGTTTAGAAGCTGTGTTTAAAAATGCACAAGCCGAGTACAACGAGTACAACCGCAACTTGATTGATTTTGTTGTCAGCACTGGCGCACTGTCCAAAGAAGTTGGTAAACGTTTGCTTAGAGAAAACGACTACATCCCGTTTTATCGTGAACGCAACGGTGTTGCAGAACTTTTAATTGGTGGTGAATCTCCCATCCGCATAGGTAGTATTGCCGAGCAACCGTACCTGCACGAGCTGGTCGGCGGCGACAGGCCCATCCTTGACTTTATGACAAGCTCAGTCCAGAACACCAATTTGTTGATGGACATGGGTATGCGCAATCTGGCTACCAAGAACGCTGTGTTTGAACTGGTTGATCTTAAAGCCGCTAAGTTTGTGAAGACGGATGCTGGCCCTGACGTAGTTAAGTTCCGTGATGACGGTAAAGATCGTTACGCTGTGATTGCTACCGAGAAGGTCAAGATCGGCAACAAGGAGTTCGATACTGGCGTGCCTGCTGACATACTGGTCAAAGGTATGGAAGGCATCCCCACACAGATGCCCGCGATGTTGCGCGTCATGGCTTTCCCAGCACAGATATTACGTAAAGCTATTACCCTCAGCCCTTTGTACACAGCAAAGCAGTTGTTCCGTGACTCCTTGGCCGCGCCTATTCTTTCTGGCGCAGACTTTATGCCCGTCATTGGCGCGTTGAAAGAAATTAATTCCGCTACCAAAAAGACTCTTGAACGCCGTGGTGTTACCGGAGGCCAGCAGTTTGTTGGTGGCGCTGAGGACTTGACCAAGATTTTGCGTGACGTGTCTGAGGGTAAGCCGGGCTGGATGACGGCGCTTGGCAAGCTTGAAGCTATGAGCATGGAAGCCGACGCCACAACACGTCGTGCGCAGTACAACAGCTACATTGAGCAAGGTCTGTCTGAGATGGAGGCAACGTTGCTGGCGCTGGAGTCCATGAACTTTAACAAGCGTGGCGCGTCCCCATCAATACATGTGGCCAACTCCTTGATACCTTTCTTTAACGCACAGATTCAAGGTTTGAACGTGTTGTACAAAGCGTCGATGGGTAAGATGCCGTTCAACGACCAGTTACGTATTCGTGAAAAGATGTTGCGACGTGGAGCCTTTATGGCTGTTGCCAGTCTTGCCTATGCGGCCTTGATGCAGGACGATGAGGCTTACAAGAACGCCAACCCTGACCAGAAATACGGTAACTGGTTTGTAAGAGTGCCCGGTTTGGATGAGCCTATCAAAGTGCCTGTGCCTTTTGAAATTGGCTACATCTTTAAGGCGCTGCCTGAGGCACTACTCAACAGCATGGTCAACGAGCATGGCGGCGAGGAAGCAGTCAAGGCGTTCAAACACATTCTGCTTCAGACAATTCCCGGTGGTTCGTCGTATGGCATTCCACAAATCATGAAACCTGCCATTGAGGCAGGTCTTGGTAAGTCGTTCTACACAGGCAGGGACATCTTGTCTGCGCGGGAGAAAGAGCTGTTACCAGAAGAGCAGTTCCGCAACAACACATCAGAACTGGCCAAAGGTATCGGCAATGCGCTTGGCATTTCCCCAATTGTGTTTGAGCAACTTGTCAGCGGTTACACCGGTACGATGGGGCTGGCGTTTGTGCAAGCACTTAGTGTAGGCATACCCACAGGTGAGAGTCCTGAAAAAGCCGTTAAACGTTTGTCAGAGTACCCAATTCTTGGCGGTGCGTTCCAACCCAACGACGCTGGCGGCATCATCAACAGCGTGTATGAGCGTATGAACGAGAACCTTAAGGTCAAACAATCGTTCGACAAAATGGTGACAGAGGGGCGCATGTCAGACGCCAAGGCGTTGCTCCAACGTCGCGGCAACGAGTACATGCAAGCCGAGTTGGCAAACAATTTTAAAAACGACATGAACCAACTGACTCAAGCAGAGCGTGCAATCAACGCATCAAACATGACCGCCGAAGCCAAGCGCGAACAACTGGACAAGATCAGGAAGATAAAGACCGCCGTTGCTCAAACGGTGAGAGAGGTTTCCGATAAAACCATACTCCTATCAAGCCCTTTTTAATACCGATAAAGGATTGAGTCCGGTACTTGTAAGGAACTGAGGCGCGTAGCCCCAGTTCCTTTATCTTTACAACGTCCAGTCCGGGAACAAAAAACCCCTCCCCCGGTTTAAGTGTCGCCCACGGATAGATTATTTCCATTGAACTGCTCTTCCTCAAAAGTTATGTGCATAGCGTTGACGCGCATGGATGGGCCGTTGGTCTTGCCCAGCATATCTTTCTTGGAGTACTTGACGCGAAACATTTTCTCCATCTGCTTCTTGAAGTCATCGTAGCTAAAGCTCATGCTGACGCAGTGCTTCCTGAGAAGTTGTTCCTCAATGTAGTACTCTCTGAATCCGTCTGCAAGCGTTCCGTGCTCAACACGCCCAAGTACTTTTGATCTGGTAAGCGACTTGTCAACAGACTCGCCATCCCCCCACGCGGCCATTAGGCGACCCTCAGCTTTCTTAATGATGATAAAGCTTCCGTAGTTGTCTCCGGTGTAGGCGTTCAATACATCCTCAGCGGTGCGCACACTACCACGGATAATGCCCCGGGCTTTCTCAACAACTAGTTTAAGAGCATCAATAACTTTCTGCACTTCTACATCAATGATACCGGCGTAGTCCTTGCGAAGAAGTACAGCCGCAGCAACAATGACCGTGCAACCAGCATGCCAGTAGCGTTCGTCATCATCAAAGTTCATGACCTTTTTCAAGTGTGCGTGCGTCTTGGCTACAACCTCCTTCGCCACCTCTCGATTTTTGGTCAACCATCTAACCCAAGCTTCACCCGCCACGCCGTAGTGACGCTTTATGTCCAGCAATACTTCACGCTCTTTAGGAGTCCAGACCAACTTGATGTTTGGGTTCCACTCAAGCATACGCAAAAGCTCGCCGTTTGAACTGAACTTCCTTGCGCCAGCCATGTAGTCGGTCAGGCTTTCATTGGAGGTCATGGTGCAGGTGGTTTTCCAAGACGTGTTGTTGATACGTTCCTTGTTGGCTCCCGCATCCATACGCTCCTTGCCCTGCGCTTCTGCAAAGTCAAAGATAAACACCGGTGCCCATTCCATGTTGGCACGTTGGGTGTTGGTGATCTCGTCAACCAGCAAAGGCATACTGTTGAGCAAGCCAGCGCGTTGTTGCATGGCTACTGGGGATGTTCCTTTGCCTGTCCTGTATCTCAGGGGGTGACCCCACACACCAGCCTTGGCGCTCAGCACCAACGACTTACCAGTGCCCGACTCGCGGGAACCAATGTGCCACACAAAGCCTTCGTACTCGGTGAACCGCATCAGAGGCGCACCAAACGAGTCTAGACACACAGCCAGCGCCGTCTCCATGTTGGGCTTGTTCACGAATATGGTCTGCCACAGCTTCTTCCATGTCTGCAAGTCACCATCGCTGTTGGTGTTGCGGTTAATGTTTTCCAGACCGGGCATGGGGATGCGTGTCTCTCTGCCGTCTTTGGTGAACACGCGGTTGTTGTAGACAAAGCTGTCGTCTACCTGCCAGCCACATTGGTACGGGACAACGATGGGCTTCTTGGACTGCGATGCCTCACCTACACAAGCGCGTACATACTCATAAAGCTGTTTGTCGAAGCCAGCAAATGTGGACACAATGTTCTGACTAGCCAGCCACTTGAGCGTCTCGTCCTTGCTCACGATTGATTTCTGTGGAAAGTTAAGTGTCATCACGCCTTCGGGACGCACAGCGGCCATGTGAACCAGATGTTCTTCCTCCATCTTAAGCAAGTCAACCACAAACAAGTCGTACGGAACGAGCTGAGTAGTCTTCTTGGATTTCTTGCCGTCCTCGTCTTCATCAATCCTTACAAAGTACACACCGCCGTTCTCGCCGTAGCTGTACCCACGTGGTGGGGGTGGGCGTTTGACTGCATCAATGTGTTCTGGTTCGTCGCTGTCTCCTGCATCCTCAAGCGCAAAGAATTCTTCTTCTACGAAATCTTCGCTGACAGTATTCAGTGGTATGACTTTCTCTGTGTTGTCAACCTTAATCTCCCTGCCAAGGATCAGCGGATTTGTAATCTTCCCCCAGTGTGGACAACTTGTGCATATCCCGGGGTTCAGTGAATCCATTGCAACGCAAGAGTAAGGCCCTTTGATCTCCGCCAACTTCTGGTGCATGCGCTCGTGTGGGTACGGGTGCAGGTCGCTCAGCTTAATCGCGTGTTCCATACCGTCATCACAGACCTTAGCCCATGACAACAACGCCCTCCAGACAGGTTCTTTGCCGTCCTCTTGGGCTGTGGCAACGTAGTCAGCAATCTGGGCGCAGTGAGGTTGGAACTCAGTAAAGACTGTGCGACTGTTTTGCAGCATCTTGATCTGCGCAGTGGTCTTCACGTTCTTTGGGCGTGCCCCCGGCAACATGATGGGGTCAGCTTGCGGTGGTGCTTTCTCCTTGAGGTTGGAGTTGATGACTTCAACAAACGCATCAAAGTCAAACAGGTCTCCTTCCATCAACAGCTTTACAGGAAGAGGTTGCACATACTTCTTCTTGTGGTTCTTGGTGCCCGGCACCCGCATCAGCCTAGCTGCATCTGCGGTGACCGACATGTCAATGACCATGCCTTCTTGTTTGCATAGAAGTTTTATGTTCTGTGCAACAGGTCGCCATTCAGCAACCGTCATATCGCGGGTCATCGGCCAGTAGCAGTGCAGTCCCCCACCTGAACCAACAATCCACGGTTTGCCGAGCGCATCAAGCCCGACCTTTGCCATGAACGCATCCAGCGCCAGTACTGCATCTTTCTTTGATGCGTACCCGTCCAAGTCAACAAAGAAAGACCTTACGTGCGTAGCTTTGTCAGCTTCGCGTTTCTTCCCATTGAAGCATGAGACAGCGTAGAAGATGTCGCAGTTATCGTTGTTCCAGTTGTCTATGTGGGGGTGCAGTTCCTCGACTGTGTCCGTGAACACATGTTGTTTTCTTTTTGTGAGTTCTACCGCGCAATACGAGCCTAAACCCGGAGACGGCAAAACCACCGCTAGGAACTCAAGCGGAGTCATGTCTATCCTTTGGGTTATTTGAAGTCGTCGTCCGCGTGTTCTACGCCTTGTTGAAAGCCTTCTTCAAATCCATCTTGGTAGATTGATTCTCTGGCATCAATAAAAGCCGCCAAACGTTCTACAAGCATCTCAACCCAGTCCGGCGGAACTTTGTCGAAACCCATGATGTAGATGTAGCGTAGAAGCTCGTTGTTATTCAGTTGCCTAGGTTGAATGCCTTGCATGTTTTTCTCCAAGCCTCGTCGGCTGTGCTTGATGTTTGTAGGATTTTGAGAAGTGAGCTTGCCGATGGCCGGTAAGCTACAAACACTTCGCCACCGCCGAACCAGTTGTAAACAGATTGACGTGAAACGCCAAGTGCTTGAGAGATTCTTACGACAGAGAAGTTGTGGTGAACAGCCCAGCGCCCGAGTTGGTTACCCAACGTCTTCGGCGCTTTCATGACCATGTTGATTGTTTGTTGTGAGTAAGCCATGTTGTAGGGGCCGAAGCCCCCTCCCCCTTAGTCTTCTTCCCAATCGTCAACCATTGCAGCCAAGTTTGTTTTCTTGGCAGGCACGGCATTCGGCTTCTTCTCTTCCTTACGCACAGTCGGTTCTTCGCTTTCTTCCTCCGCAGCAGGCGCGGCCTTGGCTTTCTTTGCCTTGGGTGCTGGTGCTGGCGGTTCTTCTTCCTCAGCCACTTCAGCCACTTCAGCCACAGCAGGACGCTTACCAGCAATAGCCAGAGGAGCCGCCACAGTAGCGATTTTCGGCATAGTCATAGCAATGGCACGATGGGCTTCAGGGGAAGCGGCTTTTGCGGAAACTGTCTCATACTCGTCATCGTTCAACCAGCGCATCTCTTTAAAGAACAGCTTCGGGCTTTCCGACTTGGTATCGAACTTCAGACGCGTCACGACCAAGCTGGGGTCAATAGGGTCTTGTTGCGCCATCAGCCACTTGACGTACGCCTTCAACGGACGGCTGTCACCTTCACCATCACCAAAGATGGACTTAGCTGGCAGGGTCAACTGAAGAATGTCGCCATCCATATCGTTGGCTAACACTACGGCAACACGTTGCTGGAAGCGGCATGCGCGGCTGTTGTTCTGACCAGACCCTGCAATGTTCTGTGGGCAGTCTTTGCAGTTTGAGTGCTGTCTGTTGCCAGCATCAATAGAGGGTGTCTTACCATCAGCCGACCAGCAGTCAGGCGCAGACACCTCACCATCGTAGGACTTGGCGTAGAACACGCGGCCAATGTCTGGCGCAGCGGCAACGAACACAACGTCCAGATAGCGTTCTTCGATTGAAGCAATCTCTTTACCGCCGCTGTACAAGCGGAATACGCCGCCCTTGATTGAGATACGTTTACTTGTATCCACACTGCCGCCAGCCAAAGCTTTGGCAACTGAGGACATGCCCTCACGATTCTTTGCAAACGCGGGTACGTTTGCTTTGTTAAAAAGCGTCACATTAGTCATGTGATATTTCTCCTGATTACTTGGTTGGTTTGCGAACAGAGATTGCGTACTCAGTCAATGAGTTCAATCCGGGTGGTACGAGGCCGGGGTTGTCTTCAAGAAATGTTGCCATGTTGGTCTGCGCAATACGCTTCTCCAACAAGTCAACGGCTTCGTGTTGAAGCACGAATGTCTTGAATGAATCCCAGTCTTGTGTGTTGTAGCGTGTCTTTGTTGACAACACTACAGTGCCTTGGTCAGTGCGCACAGAGGACATGCCTAGTGCAAGCATCTGATCTTTGAGTGCGATCTTCACGGTGTCTTGTTGCCGCTTGATTTCCTCAACTTCGTTTTCGTACGCTTGAGTCAGCTCTTGAATTCGAGCCGCCATCTTACGGTACACCTTAGCCAACTTGTCCATAGGGACAGTGGTTAATTCGTTGTGCTCCTCTTGTGCGGGAGCGTCATCGTCTATTGTTGTAGTCACTTGCTTCTCCTGTTTTTTTGTCTAACGTTTAACATCATACACGGAACAAAATCTAATGCAACTCCTTTCTTTAAATATTTTTTACTTCGCTGTCAAACATGTTTACAAGCAGTTTATGCTCGTCAACTTTACCCTCCATAGCCTTGAATAGTTTTTTCTCAATAGGGCTTGATTCAATGTGTACCACAGTAACTTTGTCAGAGTCTTGACCTTTACGATCAGCGCGAGCAATACATTGCGTGTACATCTCCACGCTCATCAGTGGCCCAAAGAACACAACAGTATCTGCGGCAGTCAGGGTAATCCCGTGTGCTGTTGCTTGTGGCTGCAAGACCAATACGCGTATCCTGTCAGTGGTCTGAAAGTCACCAATGATCTGCCCACGCTTGCTGGCGCTCACGTCACCGTGAATTTGTCCCACGGCGTAGCCTTGCTTGGTGAGGTGCGTCACTATGGTTTCGATGCTGGAACGGAACAATGCAAAAATGATTACCTTGCGTTCAGTCTCCTCCAGCACTTCTTCCAATACATGTAAGCGAGGAGATGCGTCAAACACAACAACCTCCCTGTCGTCTGTGTACGCGGCTCCACAGGATATTTGCAACAGCTTGTTGACTGCCACACCTGCGTTGACTGCGCTGATAACTTCCCCAGCCGCACGTACCATCATCTGTTCTTTCAGCATCCGGTAGTACTTGTTCTGCTGTGGTGTCATCGGCACTTCGCGTGTTACTGTGATGACTGGTGGCAAGTCAAGGCACTGACCTTTTGTGAAACGGATTGCTGGTTGCAGTGCTTCGTACACCAGTGACCGTGCGTTGTCTTTGGGTGTCCACTTAAACATGGTGATCTTGTTCATCACTTTGTCTCGCCATGCAGTTTGAAACTTGGGCACACCGCTTGGGTTAACCAAACGCGCAAGACCATAAGCATCAACAGGCGACTGCGATGCAGGAGTGCCCGTCATCATCCACAGGTATGTCTCAGGCTTGATGATTGATGCCAGCGCTTTCCAACGCCGTGTTGATGGGTTCTTGTATGCGTTGGCTTCGTCAACAATAATTAAATCAAAGCGGCCATCGTTTCGTATCTCATCAGCGATTAGGTTCAGTCCATCGTAGTTTGCAATGACGATCTCGTAGTCACGTTGAATCATCTCTATGCGACGTGATGCTTGTTGATGATGGGCTACGATGGCGCTTCTGTGCATGGTGCTGTTCATGATGTCGCCCATCCACGCGCTGTGCATGATTGATAGGGGACATAACACCAACACTCTGCGAACTTCTGAACGCTCTATCAAGTAGTCAGCCGCCCACAACGCAGACAGCGTCTTACCAGTGCCGGGGTCGTTAAAACAGAACGCTCTGCGATGCAGCGTCAAGAATGCCGCTGTCTCAATCTGGTGAGCCATAGGCTTGTACTTGCCCGGCCAACCATAGCGTCCTTTGATTGGAGACGGTACATCTTTGACACCAAGGTTCTTCAGCACTCTGCTCTCATCAAGTCCCCAGTACACAGCAACTTGATAGATGCCATCTTCATGGCCGAGTACTTTGTGTTTTGGAATGATGCTGTATTTGCTTGGGTCGCGTGTGCGCAGTATCAGCGCTTTGTTGTCAACTATCTCCATGTTCTTTTTCCAGTAAGTAGTACTCTATTCTTGCGTCCAGCTCCATACGGTTTATTGTTTCGTGGCGAATTAGTTTTCTATTTGCCAACTCTTGTGCAACCTTTGCAATGTCATCAAACCTGATTTCGTACATCTCGTTCAACGTCACGTTGCGAGCACCAAACCTAGCCATCCACAGGTTGCGTAGTGTTTCAGTTGGTACGTCTTCAAGGCCTGTGTCTAGATGCACGTGCAACTCCAACGTTGTTGACTCGTCTGCCCGCCCTATGCTGTATCGCTCTGTTGCTTTGTATTTCAGCGTACTCATGCGTCCTCCCTCAACCGCGCCCACGGCGTGTTGCTTTCTCTGAACTCAATCTCTTCCATCAGTTTGTTTCTGTGAAGTCTTGCTGATGCGTCCATCCAGAACTCATCATCTAGTTCAGATACATCAATCCACAAGTCTCCAAACTTTGCTCGCCATAAATTGACCAGTGTTGATAGTGGGATTACATATGCTTCACGCTTATTGGGGTTGTCTACGGTTGACCATTTGTTTTTTATTTTTGATGCGCCTGCGATTGCTTGCTGTGCTTGCTGCGCCTTCAACATGTTCATCTGTTGTTGTGCTTGCTGCAATGATTGACTGCTTTGTACGCCTTGTGCTGCGTTAGCGTATGCCTCTAATTTTTCTGTCAGTTGTTGACCTAAGTCTTTCATTCTTCCCATTTGCTTCTCCTGTTATTGCTCTGGCATGCGGCACACGTACCGCGCTCTGTCTGTTAAAAAATGGACTTCAACTTCTCCGAGTTGTTTAAGTCTCCTAAACGCGTGGCTAAAGAACTCATCGCCCTCTAATGTTTCTAAATCTATCCACCTGTTTCCGAAACGTGTTACCCACACATCAATTAGTCTGCCAACAGGGATATTGAATGCTTCACTCTCAAGCATCGCGCTTGTGATTTCACTCTCAACAACACGCTTTGCTCTCAGCGTCCCATCATTTGATACTGTGATCTGATTTCCGTTTGAAGCTCCGATTGTCAGATGCTGACTTGACCCTGAGGTTGCTACGTTTTGTTGTCCCGCCTTTAGATAGGGGTTGTTTATGATCGACATCTTTTCCATCTCCTTTTTGTACGACACCCTCTTTCATAAGCATTGCGCGTGCTTTATTTCGAGCGGCTCGTTTTTTAATGATTTCTGGTTTCTGTTCGTACTTGGCGTACGACGCACGGTCTTCTGGATTTTTGTAAGGCATGAGTGTTCCTTAGTGTTTTGGATTGAACTCGCATGTTTTTACCGGACACCAACCGCACAGAGGCGTTTGGTTTGGGTTCCACACATCGTTTGCAAATGAGGCTTCTAGTCTAGCGTAGCGTTCACGATACTTCCACCAGTGCTTGGCCGCTTCGTCTGCTGTCATTGACATCTTCACAATGTCATTCTTTACAAGAAACAACAGCGCAGAGTTAACCTTGCGTATGTGGGGGAAGTGTGCAAACACCATGATTGACATGAGCACAAGCTGATCGCGGTCTGGGTACTTGTTGTTGCCGGTCTTGTAGTCTGCCACCCATGCGGTCAGGTTCTCGTCATCA